AGCAGACGGTGCCATTGTGGGTACAAGAGATCCATCCTTAACAACAGACGCTGTTTTCTATGCAAACCGACTTGTTGATGACGGAAATCTTTTTAACTTCTACAAAGACGGCACCTCTGTGGGGAGTATTGGGTCTACTGTTATAAGTTCAGTTAGATATATGTATATTGCAGGAAGCTCCTCACAACCTTGTGGAATTGGTTTTTATGCGAATGGTATTTTCCCAGTAACCGACACTGGAGCGGGCGCAGACAATTCAAAGGACTTAGGTTCAGCGGGGTATCGCTGGGATGACGTATACGCCACCAACGGCACAATCCAAACATCTGACCGCAACGAAAAGCAAGACATTGCAGAGCTAACAGACGCAGAGCAACGTGTCGCTGTAGCTGCTAAAGGTTTACTGCGCAAGTTCCGCTGGCAAGATGCTGTAGAAGAAAAAGGCGATGAAGCCAGAACGCACTTTGGTATCATTGCACAAGACCTACAAGCTGCATTTGAGGCTGAAGGATTAGATGCTGGTGACTACGCCATGTTCATTCACACAACTTGGACTGACGAAGAAACTGGCGAAGAAAGATCACGCATGGGTGTTCGCTACAGCGAATTACTAGCGTTCATCATTGCTGCAATATAGGAGAAACATCATGGCAATTACATACACATGGTCAGTACCAATGACAGAACGTAACTTGGCAGACGGTGGCATTACTGTAATCCACTGGCGTTGCACAGGCGTAGACGGTGATTACTCTGCGTCTAGCTATGGCACAACTAGCCACACACCAGATGCGGATGCGGATGGCTTCATTGCTTACGATAGCGTAACGGAAGCCAACTGCATTGCATGGGCGCAAGCCGAAGTAAACCAAGCGGATGTCGAGGCGGCGATTGCTGCCAAGATTGAAGCTGACAAAACCCCAACCAGCGCAGCGGGAGTACCGTGGGCCGCTGAATAACATAAAAGGAGATCAAATGACTGAAGACAAAAAGGTCATCACGATTGACGATGTAGACTACACTGAAGACGAGTTGAACGACACTGCGAAAATGTGCATTAATCACATTAACAGCTTAGAGCAAAAGATTGGCAGCGCGGAGTTCAACTTGGATCAGCTTAGAGTTGGGCGCAACGCGTTCGTAGAGATGCTCAAGAAAGAGCTACCAGACAAAGGCTAAAGCATGACCGCATACTACGTCCAGCCAGAGCCGAGCGCATCAGGCGGTGAGACATACTGGCTGGAGGGGTATGCGGTTGGCGATGCCAAGTTTGCCGCAGCGCAGTCTGACGGCACAAGCACAACACTTACAGCGCCAACACGCGTGCAGATCGCGGCGATGCTGTCGGAGGGCGAGGTTACTTCGCTATTCGGCGGCAACCGCGTCGTTGCTGCAGGCGTGTCGCAAAGCCCAGCATCTGCTACAGTCACTGGCTCAGTTCGCATCCGCACTGCGGGTGTACGTTCTAGCAGCACAGGCACAACGCTTGTCGGCGGGTATCGTGTAAGGACAAACGGCTCACTAAGCCAAGCCGCAGCCACAACGCTAATCGGGGCTAACGCAACATTCGACGCCTACATTGTGCCGCGCAGCTTGTACGTCGAAGCAGACTACTGGGCGGTCAATTACGTTGACTACGCAATATCCTCGCACTCATCCGTACAGCCGTTGATTGTTAGGCCAACGGGCGCGTCTGCGCTCGCCACGTCCACGCCGCTTGTGTCTGGAGGCCGCATACGCACAAAGACAGGCGCAGTAAGCGCTGGCGAAGCAACCCAAATTATCGCAGCATCGGTCACTTACAGCAGCAACGCATTACTAACGCAGGCAACATCAATAATGCTTGCGTCGCTATCCGAGAAGTGGATTGACCTTGCGGAAGATGGCGACATCTGGACAGATCAGGCAGAAGACACAGACACATGGTCACTTGTCGCAGAGGCAAGCGGCACTTGGACAAACATATCTGAGGATACTGACATATGGACAGACGTATCCGAAGACACTGACACATGGGTTGATGAAAGCCCACTAACATAGACGAAAGCTAAAAACTGCTGTATGTTAGCAGCAAAGGAGACATCACATGGCTATCACGCTAACAAAACCCATAGTCGGCGGTTCTGACGGCACATGGGGTACTACTCTTAACAGCACACTTGACACCGTTGCCAATTACCTAGACGGCGATCTTGAGATTACGCCAGACCTGACGGCGGGTTCGTGGAGCGTCAGCGGGACTGCAGTCACGTCAAGCGCTGCCGAGCTTAACATATTGACTGGCGCAACTGTCACAGTTGACGAGCTGAACATCTTAGGCGGGGCGACTGTTACGTTCTCCGAGCTTAACGTAATAGACGGCGACACAGCCGCGACATCTACAACGCTTGCAGACGCAGACCGCGTAGTCGTGAATGACGACGGCACAATGGTGCAAGTTGCCATGACTGACGTTGCCACTTACACAAACACAGACGCAGACTTGAACGGCACGACTAAAATCGAGGAAGTCGTCGAGAAGGTCACAACGCAGACAAGCACGACTGGCACAATTACCTTTGACTGCAAGACGCAGGCCGTTGAGCTTTACACTGCAGATCAAACAGCCAATCGCACAATTAACTTTCGCGGCGATGGCAGCACAACGCTAAACAGCATGCTTGCCAATGGCGAAAGCATTACGGTTAGCGTTGCGATGACGCAGGGTGCGACTGCATACTATCTCAGCGCATATCAAATTGACGGCACTGCGGTTACACCTAAGTGGCAGGGCGGATCAGCGCCAGCCAGCGGGAACCCTAGCGGAATTGACGTATATACGTTTACCATCATTAAGACGGCGACGGACACTTACACTGTATTAGCGAGCCAGACGGAATTTGCATAATGCCAGCACTATCAACCTTCGGAGGAATGTCAGCTAGGGGCTTTGGCTTTAGAACGGCTGGTGTCTTCGAGTTTACGATTACATCTAACCAGCAAGAGCTAAACCTTAGCACGTATCTTACGTCAGAGGGATGGAACGGCAGCGACAAGGTTATCGTTAGCATCGCGTCTGGCGTTTACATCTGGTCTGACGATGTGACGGTTGGCGGATTAATCATACCGAGCAGCATGAGCGGCAAGGTAACAATCTTTAACTCTGGCTACATCATTGGTCGCGGCGGAAACGGCGGCGGCTATGACGGCGCAGCACAAAGCGGCGGGCCAGCGATTGATAACAGCGCGACAGGCGTGACGATCACCAACCAATCTGGCGCATACATCGCGGGCGGCGGTGGCGGCGGCGGAGGAGGCTCAGGCTACGGCGGAGGCGGCGGTGGCGCAGGTGGCGGTAACGGTGGCCGTGGTCGCCATGAGAACGGCACAATCTACTCTGGCGGAACAGGCGGAGCCGTCGGCCAATCAGGCACAAGCGCGCCACAGGACGTGTACTCAGGCGGCGGCGGTGGGCGCGGCGTAGGCGGTGGCACTGGTGGGGGCGGCGGTGCAGGCTCCAACTGGTTTGAGGGCCTTCGCGTAAACGGCGGCGGCGGTGGTGGACGCATCCTAAACGGCTCAGGCGGAGCGGGAGGCACGTCAGACCCCGCAGGGCCAATCGGAACAGGCGGTACAGGCGGGTCGCTTGGCAACGCAGGTGGCGCTGGCACTGCGACTTACGTTGGTGACGGTGGCGGCGGTTGGGGCGCAGCGGGTGGTGGCTCTGGTGCAGCGGGGGGCGCTGCAATCTCAGGCACATCAATCACAGTTGTGAATAACGGAACAATTTATGGATCGCAGGCATGACGTTAGTACCGATAGACTTGCCAGCAGGCGTATATAAGAACGGCACGGACTTAGAGGGTCAAGGCAGGTGGCAGGACGCGTCACTCGTGCGTTGGCGTGACAATACGCTGCGCCCAGTTGGTGGATGGACTTCGCGGATTGGCGCTGAGCTAGTTTCTAACGGAGACTTCTCAACGATACCTGATACATCTTGGACAGCAGCCACTGGGTGGACAATTTCTAGTTCAGGAACCTATCCAAATACCGCGACACATAACTACCCATCGGCCACCACACTGACGCAAGATATTAGCGTGATCCCTGCCAAGCATAGGATAACATTTGATGTTGGTGGTTTGGGTGAAAGCAACACTATAAGAGTTAGAGTTGGAGAAGACATATTTGGCCCAGATGAGGTAATATATCTCAGCGAAGAAGTGGCAAATGGATCGCATAGTTTTGACTTTGATATTACGGCAGCGGGGACTGTCACTATCATGGTCAATAAGCTGCAAACGGTAACGCCTGAATGGTACATCGATAATATTAGCTTGAAGCAGAAAGCGATTAGCGTAAATCCGATACGCGGTTTTCACACATGGGAAGCCAACGATGGATCGCGTTTTTATGCGGGCGGATCATACAACGAATTAAGAGTGGCTACATCAAATAACATGTTCTATGACATCACGCCGACTGGCCTTACGGCTGGAGACGAGCATAGCACGTTAGAAACAGGCTACGGGTACGGTAACTATGGTGTTGGCGCATATGGTGTTGAAAGGTCTGAATTTGGCTCTTACTCAGAGGCAAACACATGGTCACTGGACAACTGGGGCGAGTATTTGATCGCTTGTTCATATGCTGACGGCAAGCTGTACGAGTGGCAGTTAAATACATCGAGTGATGCAGCGCAAATCTCTAACGCGCCAATAGGAAATCTTGGTGCGGTTGTCACCGAGGAGCGTATTATTTTTGCGTTAGGCGCTGGGAATAACCCACGCAAAGTGCAGTGGTGCGACATTGAGGATAACACCGCGTGGACGCCAACATCCGCAAACCAAGCTGGCGACATTGAGCTGCAGACTGCTGGCCAGATAATGCAGGGTATTCGCACACGCGGTCAGGTTTTGATACTAACTGACATCGACGCGCACAGCGCAAGATACAGCGGCCCGCCGTTCATTTATGGCTTCCAACGTGTCGGCACAGCCTGCGGTGCAATATCCCGCGCGGCGGCAGTTGACACGGATGCAGGCGTATTTTGGATGGGCCAACGTGGCTTTTTCCGTTTCGATGGTAACGTCGTGCAAGAAATACCGTGCGATGTGTTTGACCATGTGTTTGGCGAGATACAGGACACAAACAAATCTAAGGTTTGGGCGTGGAATAATTCAGAGTTTGGCGAAGTCTGGTGGTTCTATCAATCTGATGCGCAGACCGATACAGGTGAGATCGACAAATACGTTGCCTACGATTTCAAAGAAAACCACTGGCACATTGGATCGCTATCTCGCACCGCAGGCGCACCGCGCGGCGTATTCCGCCATCCATTGCTCTTAGAAAGCACAGATGTTTACGAGCATGAGCAGTCAAACATTGGCGCGACAAATATGTTTGCTGAGACTGGCCCGATACAGCTAGGCAACGGCGACAACATTACACACGTAACCCAGATGATTGCAGATGAACGCGCAAAGGGTGACGTTCAGGTGAAGTTCAAGTCTCGCTTTTACCCGAATGGCGACGAGACAGAGCACGGCCCGTTTAACCCCGCAACGCCGACAGGGCTACGCTTCGCTGGCCGTCAATTTAAGATGCGCGTGGAGCCAGATGACGGTTCCAACTTCAGGCTTGGCATTGTTCGTGTTGATGCGCAGCAAGGGGGTAAACGGTAATGCCGATCCCAACGCTGCCAGTTATCGGAGCAAACCTTGACCAGTGGGGCAGACAGCTCACGCAGTATCTGTCGCTCAACTTGTCAAAGTTAGGCTTTAAGACTGCAGACGATAACCCGTCTGATAACGGCATCATCTTATGGGATGAGGTGAACGGCTATCCAGTCGTGTCCAAGAATAACGAGTTCGTGCAGATCGTTCTGGAGGATGGTCAATACGCTGGCGCAGTGACGGCAGACCAGACAGCAGCAGCTATAAACACAGCGTACGCTTTAACGTACACTTCTAGCATTGCCGATGGGGTCACAAACGGCACGCCTGCCTCGCGCATTGTCTTTGAGGAAGCGGGTCAATACATGATTAGCTTTTCCGCGCAGATTGCATCAACATCTAGCAGCACAGTCAACTTCTGGTTTTGGCCTCGCATAAACGGTGTTGACGTTACGGGGTCAACGATGAAGAACGCGCTGCACCAAAACGGCTCTGTTTTAGTTGTGTCGCGCTCTGCAATCTTTGATGTGAGTGCTAACGATTATTTAGAGGCCATGTGGGCAGTAGACAGCACAAGCGGGTTTTTAGATGCGACAGTGGCAACTGCATTTGCACCTGCCGCGCCTGCGTCAACGATTGCGATTACGAGGTTGCATGGATGAGGGTTCACGTTTGACTGATAATGTTGTAAACTTTGAACGAAAGCCGACTATTCGGATTGAACCCATTGTGGAAGACGTCCAAGCGGGTGTTGAGAAAACGCTATCACTGCTTGAGCCATCAATCCGGAGAAACGAACGCAACTCTTCTATGGAAGACGTTGTGAGAGACATACTAGAAGGCCGCAGCTTGATATGGGCTGTGTATATGCAGGACACGTTGATTGCCGCATTCACAACATGCGTCATGAGGCACCCTCAGAGGCAAACGCTATACATTGAGTATATGGGTGGCACTGACATGAACGTCTGGATGAACGCAGCCATAAATGTTCTCAAGGAAGTAGCAAAGCAGGGCGAGTTAGCTGCCATAGAAGCTGACGGAAGAATTGGATTTTCACGTTGCGTGCAAGATAAGGGCTTCTTGGAAACGTATCGACACTTTGAGATGGAGCTTTAGCCGTGGGCAAGAGTAGCACAACACAGACGCAAACCTCGACAATGGATCCGCTACAGCAGCGTTACATGGAGCAATACTTCATGCCAATGGCTGGCCAGATTGCGGGGATGGAGTTCACTCCGTATACCGGAGAACGCGTCGCGGGTATGACTGGCCTGCAAGAGCAAGCGTTAGCAGGTTACGGCGCACTCGGCGTCCCAGATCAATTCGGTCAGGCTGGTAGTGTATTCCAAGAAATAGCGGGCATGCAGGCACGCACTCCAGAGCAGCGCGCCGCAGACGTTGCACGTTACGCGCAAGAATACACCGCCGGCGTAATGGATCCCACGATCGCTGCGATGGAAGCGCAGCGCGCAAAGCAACGCACGGCGGAGGCGGCCACCCGCGCCAAGGCGGGCGCTTTTGGTTCGCGTGGCGACGTATACCGCGGCGCCTTAGAGGGCGAATACCAAGTGGGCATGGGCCAAACGTTAGGGCAGCTTCAGCAGCAAGGTTACTCTCAGGCCGTTGCACGTCAGCAGGCGGAAGACGCCGCACGACGCGCAGAGCAGGCGCAGCGCCTCGGAGCGGCTGGCCAGCTTGCCGGATTGGGCGCGACACAGTTCCAGACGCAGCTTGCCGGACTTGGCGCGCAGATGGGCGCAGGCGAAGCGCAGCGTCTTCTTAGCCAGCAAGGGCTAGACGCAGCGTATCAGGAGTACCTAGCGCAGCAACAATTCCCGCTTACACAATTCTCAGCGTTGACTGGCGGCGCATCAGCCTTCCCAGCGGGATTAGGTACAACGACGGGAACAACAACAAAACGCGATCCGATGGGGCAGTTTGCGAACATATTAGCTGCCGCTGGGAAAGCTGGTGAGGGCTTCGCGGCGCTAGGGTTCTCAGACATGCGCCTAAAGGAAAACGTGCAGCCACATAGCACGTCTAACGGTATAAACTTCTATACTTGGGACTGGAATGACATTGCTAAGTCTAAAGGCTTAGAGGGCAGCAGCTTTGGCGTTATTGCTCAGGAGCTTGAGGAAACTCACCCGAACCTAGTTGTACGCAGTGACGATGGATACCGCATGGTGAACTACGGCGGACTACAGCAGGAGCTAGACGCGTAATGGAACAGTATCTACTCACACAAGAAGACATCGACCGCCTAAATCTAACCGACGCAATCGCGGGTGACGTGGCAACTGAGCAAGAGCTACGGGCACTCTTCCCAGCGCAGATGAATGAGCAAGAACAGTTAGCACGTCAGGCGGAAACAGCAGCCATGGAATTTGCAACGCCGCAGACTGCAGCCATTCAAACCGAAGAAATGCCCATATCTTATCCAAACGACTACTCGGCGTTACGTGACCTTGGCTTAGACGTTGCTCAGACGCAAAATGTTTTAGACGCGATCCAAGCGGATCAACCTGCACCAGTTACCGTTAACCAGTCTGACACCTCCGCGTTTCAGCCTGCATTCTCACAGATGACGCCTGAGCAGCTTGGCCTCACCCAGACGCCTCCCGCTCTGTTAGACACAATACAGCAGCCAGCAAAGCCGGAAGACCCATACAGCAATCTATCAAAGACGCAGCGACGTATGCTTGCGTTTGCCGCACTTAGCGACGCGGGTATGGCGCTTCAGGGCAAGCAGGGAAGTTCGTTTAGCAACTTAATGAGAGACTTTACCTTGCGTGCAGATCAGGCTCGTAAGGAGCGTCAAGCGCAGTTAGAGCTAGAGGCAGAGCAAGTTAAGCAGGCAAAGATTGATGCACTACTAATCGGCGTAACTGGCTTATCACCAATGAAGCAAGCCCCGACTGGCGATACTACGCAGATGTCAACGACTGAACGCTTACAGCAGGAAATAGCTGCGCTGCAAAATGCAATGCCAACATATTTGCAAGCTGGTCTGGTCGACGAGTTTAAGATGATGTTGCAAACTAAACAGGATGAGCTTGCAAAGGCGACAGCAGTAAAAGAAGAGTATGATATAGACTTGGAGCAGGCGACTGGGCAGATCCAGTCAACTGAACAGGCGTTACGGGTTGCTGAGCGCGCACTCACGGCGGCTGGTAAATATGATAGCGTTGAGCAAATGCTATCTTCCCTGAAGGCTGGTGAATATGACCCATCGTCTTTCTTTATCACGCGGCAAGGTGTTGTTCCTGACACGAAGCAGTTTCGAGACTTCCAGTCTTTCGCTGAGCAGTTTTCATCAATCATGACGTTCCAAAACTTGCAAGCAATTTTGGCAACTGGCGCAAAACTTGGCACGCTCTCTGACGCTGACCTGAAGGCGATCGGCGCGATTTCTGGCCCGATGGATGCAGTAAACAATCCTCGCCAAACTGCGCAGAACATTCAGTTCGCATATGAGCAACTCATGGAAGAATTAGAGCAGCAAGAAGAAAAGTTAGCCGAGCTCAAGTTAAAAGGATACTAAAATGGCGACGGTCAAAGAATACTTAGATGCGGCTGAAAAGGCTGAGGCTCGTGGGAACGAAGCCGACGCTGCGCTATTTCGTAAGATGGCTGACAGGCTTGCAGGAACAGCGCAAGAGGCAAGGTCAGAGCCAACTCCAAAAGCTAAGCCAAGAGCCACGGTATCTGGGGCAGCCAGAACACTTGCGCAGGGTATTACGCTGGGCTTTGGTGACGAGGCTGAGGCATATGTTCGTGCGACATTCTCTGGCCGTGAGCGCGATGAGATTTTGGCTGAAGTGCGTAAAGACCTCAAGCAATTTAAGAAAGCACGCCCTGCGCTAGCTACTGGCCTAGAGATAACGGGCGCCATCGCGCCCACATTAGCTGGCCCAGTTGGACTAGCCGCTCGCGCGGGCTTGGCAGGCACAAGAGCGGGGATGGGAGTTCAAGCTGCACGTGGCGCTGCTGCAGGCGCTGCAGAGGGCGCTGTGGCAGGATTTGGCGCAGGTGAAGGCGGATTAGGTAAACGGCTAGAAAGTGCAGCCACAGGTGCCGCTGTAGGCGGCGCTCTAGGCGGTGCAATGCCCGCCGTTGCAGGGGTAGCTGGTGACGTAGGGTCTCGTGTTATTGATGGGCTTGGCTTCACGGGGCCAAAGCGTGCAGCGCAGCTTGCAGAGCGTCGCGCCCTCACAGCCTTAGAGCGCGAGGGTTTAACTCCCCAAGGCGCACTAGAGCGACTACAGAAGGCGCAAGCGGCAGGAGCCCCTATGATGCCAGCAGACATCGGTGAGGCAACCCGTGGGGCTGCGTACGCAGCACAGGCGGTGCCATCAGCGACGCGCACAGGTGTGCTTGAAGCCATGATGGAGCGAAGCGTTGAGCAAGGTGGGCGCATTGCAGATGTTACCGCTGAAAAGATGGACGCTGCCGGCGCATATGGATTGGATTATCTGGACGACTTATATGAAGCCCAAGCGGCAAAGTTCCAGCCTTTGTATGAGGCTGCCGATGTAAACATACCGGCAGAGCCATTCCGCACATTTGCAAATCGCAAGGTGTTCCAAGATGCGTTTGCCGCTATACAAAGTCGCGCCGACACTCTTGGTGAAGATGTTATACCAGACTTAGAGACTGCGCTGTCTGGCGAAACTGTTCCAACAATGTATTTGCAGAAAATTGCGCAAGGTCTCGATCGCGTAATTAACGCAAATACAGATAGTGTGACCGGCAAACTTAATGACCGTGCAAAAGATGTTCTCACGGTGCGCAATCAGTTTAAGGCGAGGATTGGCGACCTGAATGACGCCTTTAAAAAAGCTGACGCGCAGTTCGCTGACTTTTCTGAAATGCGCCGCGCATATGATGTTGGCGATGCATATGAAAAACTAACAGCTCAAGAGTTTGCGCGTAAAGTTGCCAAGATGAAGCCAGATGAAGTTGAAGCGATGAAAGTCGGTATGATCACCAAGATCCGCAACATCGCATCTGGCTCCGATCGCACAGACTACGTGCAGCGTTTGTTTGGGTCACCGAAGCGGCGTGAGGCTTTGCGCAAAGCGTTTCCTGATGATGCATCGTTTGATCAGTTTGAAGAATACATGCGTGCAGAGGCCGCAATCATGCGCACACAGCGTCGTGTTCTTGGCGGCTCTGATACGCAACGCAACATCCAAGAAATGGCTGAGCAGGGCGTTGACCCCGCCTCTCTATTGCAGTTAATCGCAGGTGGTCGTGGAGAGGCCGTGCGTCAAGCCGCTGGAGCACTGTCTACGCGTGCGCAAGGTATTGGCGCGCCGGTTGCAGAGCAGATGTCTGAAATCTTGTTTGCACGTACACCTCAGCAGCAACAGCGTGCAATGCAGCGTTTATCTGGTCGGCAAATGCAGGATGAAATGCTGCGCCGCAGATTGCTTGTCCAACCTGAGTTGTACGGCGGGGCGCTGGGCGCAGCTCTTGGCATGAACCAAGAAGACTTTTAATCCGCAGACTTCGCCGCGCGCTTCTTCGGCGCCGGCTTCGCTTGCTTCAGCTCATCGATCTCGGCGGCTTGTTCTTGGATAAGGGTGGCCGCCTTTTCGCATGACCGGAATAATGCCAGCACGTTGTGTACACGGTGCGGCTGGTTCAAGATGCGGACGAGTTCGCGTTGTTCTTCAGTAAGCATGAGAGATCCTCCGTTAAATGCTAGTTAACTTTTAACAGCGTAGGGATTGTAAAGCAAACCGGAACTAAATATAGTGCACTGGAATGCTTAGGACACACCATGTTCCTCATTCGCCTCCCTGTACTGCCCTGCGTGAAAGCGCGGGGCATTTTTTTCTTGTACATATGTTACCGCCGTGTTAACAGAGGGTATGTACAGAGGAGGTACACATGACACTTTCAGAAGCACACAGCATCATCGGATCGCTCGGCAATGCGTTTGCAGAGGCAATGATCAAGTTCAACCATACAATGCCAGACAGCAGCATGCTGATGCACGGCTTAGCGGCTTACATCAAATTAAACTTGGAAGGTGAATGGCCGCAGGTTGATGAGGCGTACAACGTAATCATCGACAGCGCGTTAGCCGATTACAAAAAACTATGTGGGGCGTAACGCTCCGCGATTTCATCTTGGCGCTGCACGGTGTGGACATCGTGTGGACGCCAGCAACACAGGAAGAGGAACCACCGTTTTGAAATACGATATCACAACTGGCGAATACGTCATCACACCGCAGGAACGCATGGAGCAACTTGTCGAGCGCATCAAGAAGCGCCTGATTAAGATTGACCGTTTAAACGACATCAAGGGCGTGCGCAGCGGCAGCGTCAGCGCAGACATCGGCATGGAGATGGCGTTGCTATCAGACGACCGCGCAGAGCTGCGCCAGATGCAGAAGGAGCTTGGTATCCATGTCACAGCTTAATACATTCGTCATCGTCACCGTGTGCGCTCTAGGCGGCGTCAGCATCGCCCGCGCGATCGAGGTGTTTTTATTTGGAGGCTTTTAATGAGTTTTACTTGGCCAAGGGGAATGCTTCCAACTGAAGAGCGTTGGCTTATGTGCATCGACATCATCAAGGAAGTGTGCGGTAACGAAAACCGCATCATGCAGAAAAAGGTCAACATGAGCAATGCGCAGCGTGAGGCTGGCCAGAAGGGAGGCCGAAAGCGTAATGAGCGCCACTACCAAGTGATTAAGGAGATGGCAGCGGCTGGTAAAGATAACAGGCAGATAGCCAGAAAGCTCGACATAACTCTGCAACGATTATACGAATTTCGCTCCAAGCATAAAATATGATATAAGGCTCTTACGGGAGCCTTTTTTCATGGAGGATGTAGCCATTCCCTACGCAGATAAGGAGCGCCAGAAGGCGTACAATAAAGAGTATCGCAAAAAGTATTACCAGAAAAATAAGAGGAAAATTCAAGACAGAATTAACACCTACCGCCGCAACAAGCGCAAAGAATACCGCGCGTGGAAGGAGACGCTTTCCTGCGTTAAATGCGGGTTCTCGCATCCGGCGGCGATCGACTTTCATCACGTCATAAAAAGCGACGACAACCAGCGTGTCACAGACTTAGTGCGTAACGGTCGCTTTGGCGCCGCACAGAAAGAAGCACTGGAACGCTGCATTGTATTGTGTGCGAACTGCCACCGCATACTGCATGATGAGGAGAAGTAGTCGTGTGGGGAGCCAGAGAGTGTCGGGCTATCTGAGGGTCAACAAAACCGCCCGTGGTATGCGGTTGACTTTTACTCCCCACCGCGCCTTTTTAGTTTAGTGAGCGGCATGGTCAACACCAAAATCGCGTTCCAGAGCGCTAATCCCATCTGCGTTGGCGTAGGCAAAAGCCAGCCTATGATGGCCAGTAAAATCACCCACATCGGTATGTCCTGATTGTTGACGGTGACGTTTTCGGCTGGGCCAAGCTCAACCTCTTTTATCGTCTCCGTCTGCACGATATCCCGACCAGCGGTAGACGTCGTCTCCTGACCTACGACTTTCTGCTCCACCTCCCGCGCCACGTTCGTGCCGATCGGGGTCACGCTCACTCCACCAGACGGCGAGAGAAAAGACGGCAACCCCAAGCAACCCCCAAGCAACAGCGGGAGACATATGACTAGCCGTGCAACCAATGCTCTACCTGAAAGCATGGACACGCCTTTGAGCTCACTTCGTTGTGGCCCCAGACAGATGTTATTGGATACTCGCCCTTCAGATCATCGAGCAGACGACGCAACGCCTTGTCTTGCTCTGGCGTGAAGTTTTCTAAGAAGCTATCGCCGGCAACGCCGCCGTGTCCGCCGAGCAAACAGATCCCGATTGACCCCTTATTGTGTCCCTTTGCGTGCGCTGGGGTGCGTGTGACGGGGCGTGCTGCGGCGACTGTGCCGTCGCGGTCAATGACATACGTGTAGCCGATGTCCGACCACCCGCGCTCCTCTGTATGCCAGCGGCGTATCTCCGCGACCTTATCGGCAGTCGAATGCCCCTTCATCCAGTTGGCGCGTGTCGCGCTGCAGTGGATGCCAATGCTGTCTATGTGTCTCACTTGATTTCCTTTCCCATGAAAACTGCTACTGTGCCAGTCATGGCTCCAGTAACCACACTGATTAAGCCCGCTTGAGATGTACTCAAGTCCGGTTGAGATAATGCCCATTCGATGCACCTTATGTATACTACTGTCTGGACTAACATCATTGCGCGCGGCCACACGCGCCATTGGTCAAGAATTGTTGCCATAGTGTTCTGCAATCCTCTTGTTACTTGTAATAATCACGACCTTACCATTCCGATCGTAAACTACGTATTTATTTACCACTTCCCCATGTAGACACCTAAATAGTAAATACTGAGAACAACCCCAGTGACCGCCAGTATTATACCAGCCGCGATTTGGATTTGCTCCATCTTCTTTTCGTGTGCTGCTTGCGCTGCCTTCTTGGCAGCTTGGCGCTGTTTACGTGCCTCTGCCTGCCATTGCTGCCAGCGATCCCATGTGCCAGCAGGGGCGTAGAGGCGGCAGTAGCTTTCCAGCTCCTTACGTTGCTGCCTTAGCTTCTCTAATGCTTGGAACTCTTCCCAGTCGCCCTGCTCGCCACCTGCAATCGCGGTGAGTGGACTATTCTTCTTTTTCTGGACTGCGTCTTTTACATCTTCTTCCGCAGAAAGAAATTTACCAACCGCGCTGATAAGTCCCGCAGTCTCTTTGCCATTGCCGAGAGCTTGACGGATAACCGAATAAGCGGCGTTCGCAGCGGCAATGCTCTCAAGTATAGCCATATCATTTGTCCGCCATTTTCTCCAGAGTGACGCGGATCTGCTGGATGTTCTCATCGATACGAGCAGACATGATTGCCTGCGTCTGCGTGGTATCTTCTAGCTTCTGGATCATGATCTCGTGGCGCGCGATATTACGTGTGTTTTCGTCAACGCCGCTGGCCAACATAGATACATACCAAACGACACCCGCCGCCTGCGCAAACACTGCTACAATTATCCCGATTTTTTCCATCAAAAAAGCACCGCTGATTTTTTTCTCACTTTAACATATCGACAACTATTGCGCCACATCTGACATTCGTGTTAACACAGTGTGAAAGATGGAGGATTATATGCCAGAATTGAAACAAATTGGCCCGCGTATACGTGAGGATGTTTACGAGGCGTTGCACGATTACAGCGACAAAACGCGCATGAGTATGTCGCTAATTGTGGAACTCTCGCTGAAAGATTTACTGAAACAAGCAGGTTACGAGTTCAAAGATGATCATCGGAATTGACTGCGGATATCGTACTGGCGGCGTCGCACTTGTAGGCGATGACTGGTCAGAGGTTCACGACTTGCCAACATACGATGAGGGTGGAGTTGACGTTACGTCACTAATGGATATCATAACCTCAGTCGAAAAAGTTGATCACATATACATTGAGAGACAACAGGCTATGCCAAAGCAGGGCGTCGTCTCCACGTTTAAGTTGGGCTACGCCTTCGGCCAGATCGTGTCTACATGCGCGCTGTCGCGCTCTCCGTATACGCTTGTGACGCCAAACAACTGGAAGCGTGCGCTTAATTTACCGCGTGACAAGGACGCCGCACGCAGGCTCGCGCAGCAGTGGTTTCCGGATCTCGCAAGCCAGTTAAAACGCAAGAAGGATGAGCACCGTGCGGAGGCATTGCTAATCGCGTTGTTCGGGAAGGGGAAATACGATGGCAGTTAATCACGACTTATCAAACGCGGAGTATCACGCGCTGCCGCATCTGTCCGCGTCAGGCGCAAAGACGATCGCGATGCAATCACTCGCCGACTATAAACATGGTGAGCGCAAGGAGACGACGGCGATGATCGTCGGCACCGCAGTGCACACTCTTGTGTTTGAGCCAAACCAAGCGGACACTATTTGGCAATGGGATGGACGTCGCGCCGGCAAGGAGTACAACGAGTTCAAGGAAAGCGCCGACGAGGCTGGCGCGATCATCTTGAACACGAAAGAATACGATCAGGTGAGCCGCATGGCAGAGGCGGTACGCGCAAACCCTGCAGCCGCCGAGATGCTATCTGGCAACCTCGTCTGCGAGGCCAGCGTACTTACGCAGGACGCGCTGACAGGCGTGGATCTGCGGGCGCGTCCAGACGGTTGGCGTACAGACATCGCATGCGTGCTCGACTTAAAGACGACCATCGATCCATCGCCGGAAGGGTTCGCTAAGCAGGCGGCCAATCTTGGATACCATATTCAGGAGAGCTTCTACCGCAGGGTGATGGAGCTTGACGGGCACGAGGTGGATCGGTTTATATTTATAGCTGTCGGGAAGGATGCACCGTACAAAGTAGGAATTTACGAACTCGACACCGAGAGCCTGAACGAGGGCGAAGCGGCTGTCCAGTATGCGCTGGAGCAATACGCGATAGCGCAAGCCAACAACGAGTGGGGCTACAATTACGGGGAGTTGACGACGATCCGTATCCCGCCTTGGTCGTTCAAATTTACAGAGGCAAACTAAGTCAAGGAGACACATTATGCCAATTTCATTCGGATCAAGTGACACAGAAAGCAACGGCGTCTACATTCGTGGAAACCTGCCGCAAAACCGCTGGTGGGCCAAGACGGAAGCTGGAGACGAGACAATCGACATGGATCGGGGTTTCGCCTGCGACATCAAGGAGGTTGTCTTCGGATGGCTTCACATCGATGTGGGCGTTCGTGACTGGCAGCCGTGGCCATCGCCTAGCCAAAGCATTGCGAAGCCAAGCGAAAGCCATAAGCAAGGCTTCAGCGTCAAGTGTTGGCTTGCTGACGGGCGTGAGGCGGAGTTTAGCGGAAACTCTTACGGTCTACGCGAGTTCATTGCGAAGCTCTACAACAAGGCGGAGACAATGGAAGAGTTCAACATGGGCAAGGTGCCGGTCGTCCAAGTGACGTCGACAACACCTGTCGTCGTGGGTAAGGGCACGTCGTATGACGTCGGGTTCAACATCCGCACTTGGATCGATAAGCCAGCGGGCGGGGAGCCTGCGCCGGAAGCACCAGCGCCTGCGCCAGTTGCAACGGCACCCGCACCAGCGCCGGCAGCGCCACCCGCTGCAGCGCCAGCCGAGGGGAACAACTTCGGGTTCTAATAAATGTAATAACGTGGGGCGCTACGGCGCCTCACGCACAATGACGCACAGGGAAAACGAATGTCAGAAGCATATTTCAACAAGGTACTCGACGGCGCGGTGCACGATGTCATCGCATCTATGAAAGGTGGCCGGAACGAGAACCTCAACAAGGCTGCGTTTGCGATCGGGCGGCACGCGCACCTCTCACCAGCCAACATTGATAACGCAATCCTGCAGCTCCACACTGCGGCGCGGCAAATCGGCCTCAAGGATTTCGAAATAAAGTCTACCATTGGCAGCGGTTTTAAACGCGGAGGCGAAAACCCAAAGCAGCTAGAAAGCTCAGATATACAACCGTATATACCAAGCGAGCTGGAGCGCCTGATCGCCAGACTGGCAAGCCAAGACTTGATCGTGCGCGACGAGGAAAATCGCAGCGACAAAATCAAGAAGGCGCAGGACGCGTGGGAGCGCGCCGTGCCAATCACACGCGAAAATCTAGACGCCGTAAAGCCTGCGCTGCTTTACCTCAACTCGCGTGGCCTGCGCGCATCATCCGCCGTTGGCATCGCGAAGTTCACGCCAAACGCATACGACGGGCCGGCGATCATCTTCGCCGCGACAACGCCGGAGGGCACGATAGAGGGCATACAGCAGGTGCTTCTCACGCCAGACGGAAAGAAGCGCGAGGTCAACGGGATCTCGAAATACTCACGCGGCGTGTTAGCGGGAAATGTAATGCAAATCGGCGAAACGCAAGGCGATCGCCCAATCTGCATTACGGAGGGGCCAGAGGACGCGCTCAGCATCAGGCAGGCGGTCGGCGAAGACGCAACCATCGTCTGCACGTTCGGCAAGGCGGGCATGGCGACGTATACACCGCCACGCGCATCAGACGTAACGATCTGCGCCGATCCGGATTTAGACGTGCACAAGTGCGTGGACGTGCTAAAGGGTGACGGCAGCACGCAGGTGCACGTCGTGCGCTTCGATCAGCTTGACCAAGAAAACGTCAAGGACGCAAACGACTACCTACGCGAGGCCGGCGAAACAAAATTGCGTGAGGCGCTGGCAACCGCGCAGCCTTATGCCGTAATGGCGGAGCAGCAGAAGCAGAGCGAGCGCCAGTGGCCAACGGAGTTCGAGATCATCGACCCGTCGCTCATACCGAAGCGCCGCTGGGTTTATGGTAAGCACTACATTCGCGGCTACGTCAGCGTGTTGGCGTCGCAGGGCGGCACCGGTAAGACGTCGATGCAGATGGTGGAGGCCGTATCGATTGCCATCGGGCGCGCGCTACTTGGCGAGGAAGTGCACGAGCAGTGCAACGTGTGGGTTATCAACGGCGAAGACCCGCTAGAGGAAATGCAGCGCCGGTTCGCCGCGATTATTCTGCATTACGGGATCAAGTCAGAAGAAATCAAAGGGCGCCTCTTCGTCGACGCCGGACGTGAGCTCATGATCCAGTTCGCAAAGCAGACGCGTGACGGCATCCTAACGGACGAAGACATGCTGCAGTACATGGTCGACATGATAAAGAAAAACAAAATCGGCTTGGTCATCATAGACCCATGGGTCAGCTTCAACGACATCAATGAAAACGACAACGTCGCGATGAACGCAGCGGTGTCGGCAGCGCGCTGGGTTGCAGACCAGACCGACGCCGCAGTCGTATTAACGCACCACATACGCAAGACAAACGGGGAAGACGCAACCATCGACAGCGTCCGCGGCGCCGGATCGCTGATCGGAGCAGCCCGTGCGGCGCGCGTCATCAATAAGGTTAGCCAAGAAGACGCCCTAAAGCTCGGCGTGAACGAGCAGGAGAGCCTCGGCATATTCCGCGTCGACGACGGCAAGGCGAACCTCGCGCCACCGGCGGCGAAGGCTGTGTACAGGCGCATGCACGGGGTGGAGCTGCCAAACGGCGAATACGTGGGCGTCTGCGTTCCGTTCAAAATGCCCGACCTCTTCGACGGGGTCAGCGCACGCGACGCACAGGCCGTGCAGCGCCTGATCGGGCAGGCCGCCGAGCGGCAGGAACCGTACCGGCTAGACGCGCGTGCGAACCATTGGGCGGGTAAGTGCGTCGCCGTGCAGCTCGACCTTGACATGGACAAGAAGCACGAGAAGGCGAAGGCGAAGGCTATCTTGGCCAAGTGGATTGAGACGGGCGTGCTAAAGGTGGAAGAGTGGCCAGATAAACGGCAGGGGCGTGACGTGCAGTGCGTCGTCGTGGGCGAGTGGATTAGCGCGTCGGAGATAGGGGGCTAATGTGGAAACGTTTAACCCTAAGATGGAAGCCATGGCCGCGCAGATCCATTATTACGCCAGTCGACGCGAGTGGGACATCACGGCGCGTGAGCTGGCTGACTTGCTCGGCGTGCATCACCTGCACATCATATCGATAACAAATCGTAAAGGCTGGACGCATCGGCTCAGACGCACTGCGCTCGATCGAACAGCGCCAAAGCTAACAGAGGGAGACGAGTGGCTATGACTAAAAAAGTTATTGCAGTATGGTTTTCGTGTGGAGCCGCTAGTGCAGTGGCAGCGCACTTGACAATAAAGAAGTATGGCGAATTTTGCGAGGTGCGTGTGATTAACAACCCTGTGGCGGAGGAGGACGAGGATAATCGCCGCTTCTTACGCGACGTCGAAGACTGGATTGGCCAAGAGATTGAGATATGCACAAACGAGAAGTTCCCAAGCGCTTCAGCCGTTGACGTCTGGGCTAAACGCAAGTTTATGTCTGGCGTTGCTGGCGCACCATGTACGCTTTTACTGAAGAAGGAGGCTCGGCAGCAATGGGAGGCGAAGAACCATGTCGACTTTCATGTGCTAGGTTTCACCTCGGAAGAGGAGGGGCGTCACGAGCGTTTCGTTCGCACTGAGCGAGAAAACGTTCTGCCAGTGCTAATTGATGCACAGTATTCAAAGCTAGACTGCTATCAGTTACTGCGTGCTAACGGCATAAAGCCTCCGCGCGTTTACAAGATGGGCTATCCAAACGCAAATTGCATAGGCTGCGTTAAGGCGTCGTCTCCGACATACTGGAACCACGTCAGAAAGATGCACCCAGACGTGTTTGAAGAGCGCGCCAGTCAATCGCGGGAACTTGGAGCGAAGTTGGTACGTGTAAACAACGAGCGTATATTCTTGGACGAGCTTCACCCAGACGCACTCGGAAAGCCAATGAAAAATCTGGACTTTGAGTGCGGCTTATTTTGCGAGGAGTGGGATCATGACTAGACCGTTTTACGAAACCGCCGAGGATCGCAAGAACGAGCGCAAGCTGGCGCATCTGATCGAGGTCAACTACAACTGCATCCTACGCAAGATGCCAATAAAGCTGTCTCTCGACTTCATGGCGATGCGCGACGGGCGTGCGGTCGCGTTCGTGGAGGCCAGACAGCGAAAGACGGCGATGCACAGGTATCCAACGTACATGCTGTCGCTCTACAAGGCGATGCAGGCGCGCTCACTCACGATGACGACGGGCTTACCCTGCTTCCTCGCCGTGCAGTGGTCTGACAAAGCCGGCATCGCACAACTTCCGCCAGCGCACGAGAATATGCATGTGGAAATGGGCGGCACGACGCGCAGAGACGATCCACAAGACATCGAGCCTATGGTACACTTTGACATAGCAAACTTTAAGGAGCTGAAGCTATGACACAGATAGTACGTGAGATCCATGCAGACGAGGACGACCGCCTAGAGCTAGGGCGCATCGTGTGGGACGAGGAAGTCGAGGGCGCGGTCATCGAGTGGTGCGCAGATGAGATGCCGCTTATGTCGGAGGCCAGCGACGATATGACATTTGTGATGGAGGTGTTGCGTGGGCTCATGGCCGACGTGTGCATGGCGCAGGCGCTTAACCAAGCGCTACTGAAACAGGGCTTCTCGGGGACGTATCACTAGCGTTTTCGGGTGGCGTTTTATGCTTCCTCAGTCTCCTCAGTTAAAGTGAGGTGGATTGAGGAAGTGAGGTAAAAGAGGCCGTTTTTATCTCCTCCTCAGTGTTTACGTATATATACGTAACTGAGGAGGAAGATACGGACTGAGGTGAATGTAACTGAGGAAGAACGTGGAAGGAGTTTGCTGGCATGGCAAAGAAAGCGACGAAGGCGAGGGTTGGCTATAAGGACGTGAAGGCGCGTGGGACGCTGAATAGTGAGGAGCGTAGGATCAGTGCTGGCGTGTGGGGGCAGTTGCGTCCGCTCGATGAAAAGGCGAAGACGAAGATAGAGCGGTGGGGCGATACGTTGCCGGATCTGGTGTCTCCGGATTTAGCTGGCCGCTTCGAGGCGGCATACGAGGCGCTCAGGGAGCGTGTGGATGCGGATGACGTGGTTGGCACTAATCAGATAGCAACGCAGCTCATGAGGGCGTGGGACGTGCTGGAGAAAGCTGCGGAGGATGCGGGGCATAAGCCGCTGCCGCCGCATGCGTATTGTGTGCAGTGTGAGGAGGTAATCGTGTGCTTCGCATTGCACGGGGCGGCGGAGCTGCGGAAGAAGTATCCAAGCTGGATCGTCTACAGCTTCGAAGACGCGGCGCGTGTGTTGCGATTTGACTGGACGGAGACTTTCCTGAACAATGCATTCAACACGTTTCCGAATGCAAAGGTGACGCGCATGGTGCGTGACGGAGACGATCGTATCAACTGGGATTTAGGAGGAGATGACATTCCATGGTAACGAGAGACGAGATACTGGCGATAGCAGAAGGCGTGATCAGCGGTGAGCGTGACGCGGACTACGGCGACGCAAAGGACAACTTCCAGACGATCGCGGCGTTGTGGTCGTCCTATCTGGATCACGACTTCACGGTGGTCGACGTGGCCAACATGATGATGCTGCTAAAGATAGCGCGTAGTAAGACGTCGCCACGCAAGCAGGATCACTGGGTCGACATCTGCGGCTATGCCGCGTTGGTAGGGGAGATCGTCAGCGATGGTCGGTGAAGTCGGCAAGGCAAAGATCGCGGCGCTAGAAGAGATAGGCGAGGACGAGCTGTTCGAGCAGATCGCGCGCGGCAAGAGCATACGTAAAATCATGGCAGAGCAGAAGATCGGGTACAAGCTGTGGGCGAAGTGGTTAGACGCTAAGGCTGGCAGACGTGATCGCTACGCGTCTGCGCAGTTGGAGGCTGGGCATTACTACGCAGAGCGTGCAGTCGATACGGCGCAGAACACAGATCCGTCGATGGTCAACGTAGCGCGCTTGCAAGTGGATACGGATAAGTGGATGGCGTCGAAGTTGAACGCGCAGTACGACACGCGGCAACGTGACGTGGCAATCAACATCAGCGTGAACGACTTGCACGCGCAGGCTGCGCAGTTGCTTGGCGACGTGATTGAGGGTGAAGCTGTGGAGGTAGACGATGACGACGCATAACGAGATCAAGGTGATCGATATAACGGAGCACGAGGATGGCTCTGCGACGCTGAGCGTGGATATGTCGAAGGAGCTTTACGCGTTTTTCTTTGAGCACGGGTTTCGTCAGGTGTTGATGCGTGCTCTCGAAATGGAGCAGGATCGTGATGACGTGTAGACGGAGAAAACGCACACTGGCTCACAGTCACACACGTGTGCGCGCGAATAGAACAAGCGTTCAATTAAGTCAATCCGCCGACGCGCTGCAACGCGGCAGAGACACAACATCTTGTGGTTTGCGCGTGGCGCATAACTCAGTCACAAATAAAAGCGTTATAAAGCAATGACTTACCAAGGTTTTAACATAATAGCTGTTATACGACTTGCGTTTTGCCATGCGTTTTCTGCATACCGGCGTCAGACGCGGCGTTTTGACCCCCCCCTTCGCGCAGATCGCGCCGGTGCTTTTGCTAATGACCCCTCCACGCACCCCCGCCCCCCTTTCCGTAATCAGGTGTTAACATGACCCCGCAAAAAAAATCCCACGATAACCCGTTCATTACGTTAATGCGTCGCTACCGTGACGACCCCGTCGCGTTTGCCCGCGAGGTCATCGGCATCGAGCCGGACGAGTGGCAGATTGAGCTTTTGGACGCCATCGCAGCGCCTGCGGAGCGACGCATCAGCGTTAGGTCTGGCCACGGTGTAGGCAAGTCGACGGCCGTCGCCATGGCGGCCATCTGGCACGTGTTGATGCGCATCCCGAGCAAGACCGTTGTGACCGCCCCTACGAGCTCCCAGTTGTTTGACGCCTGCTTCGCGGAGATGAAGAACGTGGCCAAGCGGCTAAAGCCTCCGTTTAACGACCTCCTCGAAATCAAGAGTGATCGCATTGAGTTGAAGAGCCAGCCGGAGGCCACGTTTATTTCGTGCAGGACGTCACGCGCCGAGCAGCCGGAGGCGTTAGCGGGTGTCCACAGCGAAAACGTGCTGCTCATCGCCGACGAGGCGTCTGGCGTACCGAATGCCGTCTTCGAGGCCGCGTCAGGCTCAATGTCTGGCCACAATGCGACGACGGTTCTGACGGGCAACCCGACGCGTAACACGGGTTTCTTTTATGACACGCACAATCGTTTGCGTGAGGACTGGTACACGATGCATGTGAGCTGCGTTACAAGCCCGCGCGTGAGCGAGGATTTCGTTGAGGACATGAAGAAGCGTTACGGCGAGGACAGTCCGGCGTATCATGTGCGTGTACTTGGCAACTTTCCCCCGAGTGAGGAGGACACGGTTATTCCGGTTTCGTTGATCGAGCACGCGATGAACAACGAGATCCGCCTGAGCGACGACACGCCAGCCATATGGGGTTTGGACGTTGCGAGGCAGGGCAACGACAGCAGCGTGTTATGCAAACGACAAGGCCCAGTAATCCATCCGCTGACGGTCTGGCGTAACCTCGATTTGATGCAGCTCACTGGCGCCGTGAAGGCGGAGTACGATGCCCTGCCGCCGTCCAAGCGTCCGGTCGAGATCATCGTTGATAGTAATGGCTTTGGGGCGGGCGTGCTCGATCGTTTGCGGGAGCTTGACCTGCCGGCGCGTGGCTTGAACGTGTCGGAGCGGTCTTCGCAGAAGGAGACGTACATCAACTTGCGCGCTGAGCTGTGGTTTAAGGCGAAGCAGTGGTTAGAGGGCATGGACGTTAAGCTGCCGAAGGATGACGCGTTGTATGCGGATCTTGCGGCGCCGCGGTATCACTTTACCTCGTCTGGCAAGATGCAAGTTGAGAGCAAGGAGGCGATGAAGAAGCGTGGCGTGAACTCGCCTGACCGCGCCGACGCTGTGTGCTTGTCACTGGCAAACGACCACACGACGATGGCGTATGGCCGCGCGTCGTCCGGCGCGTGGAGCAAGCCGTTGAAGCGTGGGATACGTGGGGTGGTTTAGCGTTTGAACGGGTCGTGCTGGTAGCAGTGTTTATTCCAGTAAAACATTAACCCGTCATCGACCATTAGCTTTATAAACTTGTTTATAGTGCGTTCGGACGCGCCAATTTGAGCGCTGGCTTCTTTTTTTAGCTGCACTCTTTTGACGGCTCCGTTATGCGACGACATTATCTGCTTAATCACAAAAAAATAGTCTTCACGGTTATTGAATGCGCGCATTTCGTACGCCTTAGCTTTTTCGTAAACCTCTCCCCCAAGCGGCACGGTAACGAGCTTTTCCTCGACGCCGTCGTTTGTGTTTATTCTTATTGGCACTTGGATACTTTCAATCTCGTATCCGTATCCGTCTATAGTGTCTGCGATACTAGACAGAAACACGTTTAGAAGTTTGCCAGTTGATACCTGTGTTGACTTCATCGCGTTGCGCACTTTTTCAGCTTTTCTACTTGCGGTCGCGAGTAGCAGCCCCTCGTGCATGCGCGGCAGCCTGTTTCCTGCTTTTTGCGAATTGCATTTTAGACAGCTTAGAGCAAGGTTTTCAATATCACAGCTCCCGCCGGCGCATTTAGGCACGATGTGGTCAATGTGATATTCGTTAACAGCGACGTCGTTTCTGCAGTATGCGCATTTATTGTTCCACGCATGTCTGATCGCGTTTTTCTCTGATTGCGTTAGTTTTCTACGTTGTATTGTCATATCGTCCTCCCGTTGAGTTGGTAAAAAGAGGGGCGTGAACCAAGCGCCCCTCTCTACGTGATCACCAGCAAATGTCCGACTGGCTCACGCTGCCATGGTTTGGCGGTAAAATACATGAGGTAAAAACCCGCCCCCGCACTCATGGCTTACGGTGGGCGCTGATGAGGCGCCCATGGTGTTAGTTGCTTGGCCGTAGCTTTGGCCGTATTGATGCTGACAGCTTGCCGGTGTTGACGCAGAGAAGATCCGCCTCCAGAGCGTCTGACAGCCTCTCCGCAGCCCTCAGAGCGTCGGAACACGCCTTTGAGCTGTTGAAGTACATGCGTGCTTGCAGGGGATGCCCCTGCAAAGCGTATTCAATGATGAGCGCGTAGAAAAATGTCATTGTTTTGCCTCCTTCTGCCAGTAGCCGTAGACCATCTTTTCAGAGCTGTCGAAGATGTCTTGTGGTACGCCATCGACGACGGCGACAAAGTGGCGTGACTGGCGCGCGATTACTGTGCCGGCAGGCATGTCTGAGCAACGCGCTTTGCGTCCGTCAAACTTTGGCGCTGGCATCCAGACCCAGCCGTAACGTGCGAGCACGGCTTGATACACGTCTTTCATGACGCCGTGGCGGACAGATTTTGCACGCCCGTTGTCTTTATTGGCCTGCGCCAGCTCTTTGTAGCAATCGTCGTAATCTAGACTAAGCGCGATCGCCATGGCGCGAACGGCGCAGTCTCCAGTTGTGCCTTTACGCCCTGACGCTGCGCGTCCGCCGTCGTTGTATGTGTAATGTTTTGACATTTGAATGCGCCTCCCAGCGCTGCTGTTGTTAAGTTATACTGTTAGCATAATGTTAACACAATGATATTACAACCCTCTAATTGCGAAAAATTACGCGAAATGGTAAAAAATGCCTATGCGGTTCCTCCCTCCCACGCCGCAAGAGCTGCAAGGCTCCCCCGCGCGGCCTCCCACGCGCGGGGTTTATTTACAACGATTTTCCTGTATTATGTGCATAACGCGTTAAAAGGAGCTCACGATGCCCAAGAAGGGACTGTATGCGAACATCCACGCCAAGCGTAAGCGCATTGCGGCGGGATCTGGCGAAAAGATGCGCAAGGCCGGTTCGAAGGGCGCTCCGAGCGCGAAAGCGTTTAAGGCAGCGGCTAAGACCGCGAAGAAACCGAAGAAGAAGGCGAAGAAGTGATGTAATGTTTACGGCGTTTGTTCTTTTATGCACGCAGGCTAACTGCTTTGCGATTGGAGGCCCAGCCTTTGCGACTGAGGAACAATGCGTTGCGGATTTCATGCAAAACGGCGTCATATCGCTGCAAGTGCGTTATCCGACACATACGATCGTGCAAGTGAAATGTTATGAGTGGGAAAAGAAGGTTCAGTCGTAATGCCATATAGCAAATACTCGCCCAAGCAGAAGAAGTTGGCCGCGATGGCTGGCAACCGTAAGAAGATTACCGCAGCCGACTTAAAGGCTGTTAAAAAGGCAAAAGCTAAGAAGAGGAAGAAGTGATGTCCGCGACAACGACCACTGGCATCCCATGTAAAGGCTGCCCAACACCTGCAGCGTGCAAAAAGGCCGGCGTTTGCCTTGGAAGGTTAAAGAAGTCAATCTGATGCCTGAGAAGAAGAAAGATGCTCGGTTATCTCGTGTCGGCGTATCTGGCTATAATAAGCCAAAGCGCACGCCCAAGCACCCGACGAAATCGCACGTCGTGGTGGCGAAGGATGGCGACAAGGTTAAGACGATCCGCTTTGGCCAGCAGGGTGTCAGCGGCGACAAGAAAACTACGGCGCGCAGCAAGTCGTTTAAGGCGCGCCATGCGAAAAACATAGCCAAGGGCAAGATGTCCGCGGCGTATTGGGCAAACAAGGTGAAGTGGTGATGGATCCATTTTTACGCAAGCTATACGTCGATATCACTGGCGACGAATATAATGCCTACCGTCCGCGCGAGGACGATGTAGAGGGGCATATGTACTCTGACGCAACAATCCTGCGTGCGCTGCGTGCGTTAGAAGGCACAGAGGAAGGGCCAGAGCGCGCCTTCATGATTGAGCAGATGCTCGAAAAAGGGCCACGCGCAGGTGCTTCCGCGGGCGTGTATTACCCATACAGCTACGAAGCCGGAGAAGACTTGTTTAGCGATTTACTGTCAGACTATCAAGAAGCCGGACGTGAAAACAATTTGCTAGGGCAAATTAGTGCTGGGGGTAAAGCTGCATACGGCATCCTAAACCCACTAAGTTCTCCCGATAAGCGCGCTGGAGCCACAAAAGGCTTGCTGCGTTACATCTCAGAATATGCACGAGGTGAATGATGGCGACGGCTGAAGAAATAAGACGCGCTAGAGAGGCAACCGCTTACGGCGGATTGTTCAATGACTTCTTTGCGACAAATCGTGCTTACAGAAACCGACTTGCGCAACAAGGTCGCCGTCCCGTTCTTGGCGGATTGCTTTCTAAAGAGCCGGTCATGGGCACTGATACGCTGCGTTACGAGGGTATACGTCCTTTTGTGGGTAATTTGTTGGAGCCGTTCATAAAGGGTGGCGACACTATTAGAGCGTCCAAAGCAGGCTTGATCCCGCAAGAGGATATGCTCGGTGAGGCGTTCGGCGCTGCTGGCGCCGCAATGCTTGGAGGAGGTTTCGCGCCTAAACCTGCGGGGTCGTTGGGCGCAAATACCATGCGCGTTTATCATGGCGGCCCTAAAAAGCTAAGTGCATCAGATGTGGAGATGCGCCCAGACCCAGAAGGTACGCCGATTGGCTTTAGCGTGACTGACAACCCTGATGTTGCTGAATACTACAGAAACATGCGCGGCGGCGGTTCTATCTCTGAATTTGATATAGACTTAGATAAAGCGAATATAATCAGCGAAAGCGAGCTTTATGAGTTTATAGATGACTTAGAAAGCAAGATAGATGCCGATGCTTCCTATGAGCAAATACAGCGAGGTTTGTTAGATGCAGGGATAGACGCGATTGAGTATCCTGACCCAGAGTTTGGCATTCGTGTTGTTAATCCTAGTATCTTAGGTGCAAACCGTTCGCGTGCAGCCGGTGTTTTAGCGACGATTGGCGATAACGGTGGCCCTCCGCTCGATAAGCCTTTGACAAAAGAGCAGCTAGACCCGTTTGGCTACCAGAAAACGAAAATGCGTCGTCCGTTCTCCGAAGTAGAGGTACAGCAGCGCGATTTAGGTGAAAACTTAGCGCGAAGACCTATGAACTGGGAAGACATGGAAGGGAAAGTTGTTTTACCCTTCTACGGCGACCGCACGTCTAGGGGTCTGCTTGTGGAAGGCGTTAATGATTACAAATTTGACGCGCCAGTTTATACGGAGGGGGGTGTTGATTTTAAAGTTGGCCCAGCCGCACAAAAAGATCGTGCAATTTGGGCGTCTAACCAGAATATTATTACACGCCTCTCGAAAGAAGCTGATAAAGCACAACGTCAGTTTGAAGGGCGTGATATTCTAGGTGTAACCGGCAGCATGGCGCCAGACGCGAATGACTTTGCGACATTTACTGGAGAAGCAGTCGCTGAACTGGTAAAAGGTTCAAAGATTACCAAAAAGACCGCAAAAGATTTCGATAAAACGATGAAGGCTCTCGACCCAACTTTTGTTGGCTTGCTTTCTCCGGATTTGCGAGACTGGGTCAAAAATACGTCATCACCAAACCGCAAATCGTTTATCCGTTTGATGGATAGCCGACCCATGCAGGACGCAGGATTGCCGAGCCCCGCTGAAGCAAGAAAAAGTGTTACAGACCCTACGCAGTATGAGCTGCCGTCTGGTATGTTTGGACTTGGGGTTAGCCGGATTGATACAGGCGCGCCTTTGATGTTTAATACACCCAAGGGCGACAAGCCAACGGCGCGTGTGCCTCACTCAACATATAACACACAAATTACGGGTGATTACCTTGGGTCATTGCAGCCTGTGCCTCAGCGACTTATTTTTAAGGACGTTTACGACGCAATTAGTGGTAACCTAGACAAACGTGGCAACCCTTTGACTGAAGCAAATATGACACACGCAATTAAGACGAAAATGCCAGCACAAGAGCTAACGCCGCAAGTTATCGATGGCATCTTGAACTACTTGGCCAGACTGGAGCGCTAATATGGACTACAAAATCAACGAACTCGCGGCGCAGATCGAAGCCGAGCTAAACCCTGACCAGATGGACGACGCCGAGCTGCAGGGCATTGTCGGCAAGGAGATCGAGGACGCGATCGACTACATCGACAACTGGATCTCTCCAGTACGCGCCACGGCGACGCAATACTACCGCGGCGAGCCGTTTGGCAATGAGGAAGAGGGCCGCAGCCAAGTTGTTTCCATGGACGTGCGCGACACCGTGCAGGCGATTATCCCGTCTCTGATGCGCATATTCCACAGCACCGAGCGCACAGTTGAATACGTCCCGCAAGGCCCAGAAGATGTTGACGCCGCCAAGCAGGCGACGGAATACGCAAACTACATCATCAATCGTGATAACAACGGCTTCCTGCACATGCACGCCGCGTTTAAGGACGCGTTAATTCGCAAGGCTGGCATACTGAAGTGTTACTGGGATGACCAGACACGCTTTGAGACGCACGATTTGACCGGCTTGGACGATAACGCGCTTGCCGCGTTAATGGCGGATCCCGACGCGGAAGTTGAAATCGTCGCATCCGAGATGGTTGGCGAGCCGCAGATTGACCCAATGACTGGCGAAATCGTACCGCCTCCATCAGTGCACGCCGTGCGCATGACTTACGTGCACCCAGACGGGCGTGTTCGTTTAGAGGCAGTGCCGCCGGAAGAGTTCCTGATTTCACGCGAGGCAAAGTCACTTGAGGACAGCGACTACGTTGCTCACCGACGCGTCGTGACCGTGTCTGAACTCGTGGCAATGGGCTACGATTATGACGAAGTGTCTTCCCTCGCGTCCGCGTATGACGAGATGGAGACAAACGTCGAGCGCTACACACGTAACAAGGCGCTCACCAACGAAATGAACGAGCGCTACGATCCGGCGATGAAGAAGGTGCTCTACGTCGAAAACTACATTAAGGTGGACTACGACGGAGACGGCATCGCGGAACTGCGCAAAGTGTGCACCGCTGGCGACGGAAATACGATCCTAGCGAACGAGCCATGCGCGATGGTGCCGTTTGCTGTGTTCTGCCCAGACCCAGAGGCGCACGACTTCTTTGGCATGTCGATCGCGGATACCGTCATGGACATCCAGCGCATTAAGTCGTCGATCATGCGTAATACGCTCGACAGCTTGGCGATGTCTATTCACCCACGCATGGCGATCACCGAGGGCATGGTTAATATCGAGGACGTCCTCTCAACTGAGACGGGCGCCATTATCCGCCAGCGTTCCGCCGGTCAAGTGCAGCCACTTGCGATGCCATTTGTTGGCCAACAGGCGTTTCCGGTTTTGCAGTACATGGACGAGATCAAAGAGGCCCGCACAGGCATCTCAAAGGCGTCTGCAGGCTTGGATGCGGGTGCATTGCAATCATCTACCGCGGCAGCCGTTCAGGCGACTGTCAGCGCCGCACAGCAGCACATTGAGCTGATTGCGCGTATCTTTGCTGAAACCGGAATGAAGCAGCTCTACAAGATTGTGCTGCACCTTCTGACAACGCACCAAGACCGTGCGCGTATGGTTCGCCTGACAAACGAGTTTGTGCCGATTGACCCACGCGTGTGGAACGCCAACATGGACGTTACGATTAACGTCGCACTTGGCCGTGGCTCAGATAGTGAGCGCATGATGATGATGCGACAAATCAGCGACATGCAGAAAGAGGCCATCATGCAGATGGGCCCAGTTAATCCGCTGACAGACATGAGTAAGCTAGCCAACACATTGAAGTCTATGACGGAGCTTGCGGGCTTCAAGGATGCATCGCAATTCTGGTCAGATCCTGCACAGTTCCAAGCGCCGCCGCAGGAGGATAAACCGGACATCAACGAGCAGTTGATCGCGGTGCAAATTCAGCAGATCCAAGCGGACATCCAGAAGAAGGCAGCCGAGCTGCAGCTTGGACGCGAGAAGATGATCATGGAAGACGATCGCAAGCGTGACGAGCTGGATGCGGAGTTGTTCGTGAAGGCAGAAGAAATGAAGGCCAAGTATGGCACGCAACTCAACGTGGAGCAGATCCGCTCTGAGTTGGCAATTAATCGGGAGGTGATGAAGGCGCAAGCCGACATCATAAAGAGTGGAATAGATGGTGAAGACTAAGCAGCAAATCATAGACGACGGGCAGGAGGCTGCCCGTCTCTTACGTGACACCGATCTCATACGTTTTCTGGATGAGACGGAGCAGGATTGCTGGGAGGAGTTCAAGTCGACGAGCACCGGCGATAGAGATGCCCGAGAGGACATCTACATGAAACTGCGCGGTGTACAGGCGTTTCGCCAGAAGCTGCGTGCAATGGAAGATAATGCGACTATTGAAAAAAAGTAGAAATAGCCGCATAATATGGAGCTATAGCAATGTCAGAAGCCAATAACCCGTTAGGGACTGATCTGAACACAGCACAAAATGCCATCAGAGACATGATCGCGCCCCAAGAGGATAACGTGACAGACACTGAGGCGCTTGAGGTTGAAGCCGTTGAGGCGGAGGCCGAAATGCCAGAGAACGCTGAAGAGTACCCTCAAGAGTACGATACAGAGTACGAAGGCGATCACGAGAGCGAAGACGAAGCCGACGAGCAAGGCGACGCATCTTTCGACATACTGGCGGCCACGGTCGAGGTAGATGGAGAAGAGATTACCGTCGAGGAGCTAAAACGCGGAAATCTGAGGCATCGGGATTATACACGTAAAACTCAGGAGCTAGCGGAAGCCCGTCGTGAGATGGCCGCACAAGCTGAAGAGATTGAACGTGAACGTGCTCAATACGCTCAGATGTTACCTGCACTGCAGGAGCGTTTGCAGCAACCGGTTGAACAGGAGCCCGACTGGGACACTCTGTACGATACAGACCCCACGATGGCAGCGAAGGCAGAACGCCAGTGGAGAAAGCAGCAAGAGGAGCGCGCAGCTCAACTTGAGGCAGTCCAAGCTGAGCGTCAGCGTATGGCTCAATTAGAGCAGCAACGCATGGAGCAAATGCAGTCTCGATACTTCGAGGAGCAGCGCCAAATTCTGCCTGAGATCATTCCAGAATGGCGTGACACTGCTGTCGCGTCTAAAGAGGCTAAAGACCTTCGCTCATTCCTCTTAAACGAGGGTTTCACTGAGCAAGATGTCAATGGTCTAACGAATGCGACGCTTGTGAAGCTAGCGAGGAAAGCAATGCTGTACGATCAAGGCCAGACACGCGCAACGGAGGCTAAGCAAAAGCCGAAGACGCAGAAGCCAAGAAAGACGCTAAAAGCTGGATCTCGTGGCTCGCAGCCTAAACCTAGAAGTGAGCAACAACAAGCGCTACAGCGCGCACGTCAAACTGGTCGCATGCAAGATGCTGCGGCTGCAATTAAATCGTTACTCTAGGAGGCCATTATGGCTATCGTATCAAACACATTCACATCGCATGACGGTGTGGGCATCCGCGAAAGTCTTGCAGACGTGATCGCGAATATTTCACCAGAGGAAGTCCCTCTACAATCTAACATTGGCTCAGAAAGCGTAGCCAACACTTACTTCGAGTGGCAGACTGACAGCTTGGCTTCAACAAGCACAACTGCAGTCATCGATGGTGACGACGTGTCATCATTCGACAGCACAGCGGCGACAAGCCGTGTAGGCAACTACACACACATCCGCCGTCGCACCACAATCGTTGCTGACAACTACTCAGCGCTAGACACAGCAGGCCGCAACGACGAACTTGCGTACCAGCTAGCGAAGCGCGGTAAAGAGTTGAAGCGCGACATCGAGGCAGTTTTGACTGCGAACAACGCGCAAGTTGCTGGTAACTCTTCAACAGCTCGTGAGACAGGCGGCTTGGGCGCTTGGGTTGCGACTAACGAGAACGTCGGCACAGGCGGCGGTTTGACAACTGGCGACGGTACAACTGCACGTACAGACGGCACTCAGCGTGACTTCACTGAGACAATGCTGAAAGACGCAATGCAGCAGGCGTTCGTTTCTGGCGGTCAGCCAAGCATCTTGATGGTAGGCCCACACAACAAGACAGTTGTATCAGGCTTCGCAGGTATCGCGGCACAGCGTTACCAAGCGCCATCAGACGCGCCAACAACAATCATCGGTGCGGCTGACGTCTACTTGTCAGACTTCGGCACATTGAATGTTGTTGCTAACCGCTTCTCTCGTGAGCGTGACGCATGGTTGCTAGACCCAGAGTACGCATCTGTCTGCTACCTACGTCCAATCCAACAAGTTGAGTTGGCGAAGACTGGTGACGCTGAGAAGCGCATGGTCATCGCAGAGTTCGGCTTGAAAGTCTTGAACGAAGCAGCGCACGCTGTTGTCGCAGACTTGAACGTATCATAAAGCTGACGGGGCGGCTTCGGTCGCCCCTCTCATTTCTGGGGGACTTTATGGGACAAAGAAGACTATTTGGACGAGATCCGCTTACCGGCATCACACAATACTGGCACGTCAAAGACAACGGGGAGTATGTCATTGAGACGCAGCAAGATGTCACGGCGATCGCCGAAGCGAATAAGCGTCAATACAACGACACGCCGGATAGATACCGCGATGTCAACAAGGTAGCGTCTATTCCATTAAACGTGTATTATGATCTTAAACGTCGTGGGATTGCAGACGATCCAGTGGCGTTCAAGAAGTGGTTGAACGACCGCGACAACGAAGTATTCAGAACTCGCGCGGGTAGATTGTAGCGTCTAACCGTGGTAAAAAAGGCCAATCTTAGGAGTTTAACATGGCAATTACAACCTACGCAGATTTAAAGACTGCAATCGGGGATTGGCTAAACCGCGCTGACCTTGATGAAAAAATCCCAGACTTTATTGATTTAGCGGAAAGCACTCTAAACGACGTGCTGCGTAGCGCTGACATGGTTGCGTCAAATACAACTGCAATCACATCTGGTCGCGCCGCGTTGCCAGCGGATGCGCTAGAGGTCGTGTACGCGCAGGTCGCGTCTACTGAGGATGAGCCGTTAGAGCAAATTACGCCGCAGCAGCTTACAATGCTACGCCGCACGCGCACACGTTCTGCGGCAAACCCGCGCTTCTTTGCAATCATTGGTCGTGAAATGGTTGTAACGCCGTCACCGTCTGGCTCTCTGTCGATTGACATTGACTACTACCAGCGCATTCCGTCTTTGCGTTCGGGTGCGTCAGACGGCACAAACTGGCTTCTGACAGATGCGCCGCATGTGTATCTTTACACGTCATTGCTACATGCAACGCCATTCCTAATGGATGACGCGCGTTATCAGGTGTTCAACAACACAGTGTCGCAGCAAGTTATGGCGGCAGTCAAGTCGCAGCAGACGCTATCGTTTGATGACGTTAAATCTGCTGGCTTCTCATTGTCTGCGCCTGCTGACGTTGCATCTGCTCAACAATCTGCATTGGCTGCTGTTAGCAACGCTGCAAACAACGCATAAGGTGACACATGCCATCGACATACGCGGAACTCAAAGACCAAGTTAGAAACTTCATCAATAAGCCTGACATCGATCAGACGATTGATACGTTTATTGACTTGGCGGAAGCAGACATCGCGCGCAAGGTTCGCCATTGGAAAATGGAAAAGCGCGCGACAGTTCAGCTAGACGATCAGTATTCGCGTGTGCCGACTGACTGGCTAGAGAGCATTCGCTTTTACTTGAGCGAGGGCAATACGTTTGAACTCACACAAGTAAGCCACGCTGAAATCATCAGCAAGCGCGTGGATGCGTTAAACACGACAGGGCGCCCGCGTTATTTCACAATGAGCGATGGCGCGTTTGAGGTGTATCCAACGCCAGACACGGCATACACTGCGGAGCTATTGTATTACGCAAAGAACGAGGCTCTGTCTGATAGCAACACATACAACTGGCTACTGCAGGATGCGCCGGACGTTTATCTGTATGGCACGTTGATGCATACGGCGCCATTCTTGGGTGAGGACGCGAGAATACCCGTCTGGGCGAACCTATATCAATCTGCTCTTGATAGTGTTAATCTATCGTCAGAAAAAGCCATGAGCCAGAAGTCTGGCTTGCGAATGCATCTTAGGAGTTACTAATGAGTTTTACAGACTATCTTGAAGATAAGATACTGGGGCATGTGTTCGAAGGCGCCGCCTATACCGCGCCATCAACACTTTACGTTGGGCTGCACACGTCTGCGTCTAGCGATAGCGCTGCAGGCACTGAGGTGTCTGGTGGGTCATACGCGCGTCAAACCGCTACGTTTTCTGTGAGCGGCACAAGTCCAACGGAAGCGGCAACAACATCTGCAATTGAGTTTCCGACTGCCACAGCCTCATGGGGAACCGTGACTTACGCTGGCGTTTACGACGCTTCTAGCGGTGGAAATTTGCTTGCATATGCACAGCTTACCGATCCAAGCGATTTTACTACTGCCTTGCCTAAGACGATTGAGACGGGCGACATCTTTCGCATTTCCGCTGGAAACCTGAAAATACGATTGGACTAATCCATGGCTACTATTGTTACACGTTCTGGGAAGGGGTCACCGCTTACCCATGCCGAAGTTGATGCCAACTTTACAAATCTAAACACGGATAAGCTGGAGTTATCTGGCGGCACCATGACGGGTAACTTGTCCTTCGGCGACAACGACAAAGCCATCTTCGGGGCTGGGTCTGACCTACAGATTTACCATGATGGGTTGCATAGTTATATTAGCGATCAAGGCGAAGGTCGCTTGCGTTTAGCAGCTTCAGATAAAATACAGTTTTATACTGCTGATTTAAGTACAAAATATGCTGAGTTTACTGCAAGTGGTGCCGCTGAATTACGATATGCTAATGCTACAAAGTTCGCCACCACCAGCACAGGCGTAGACATCACGGGTACTTTGACCAGCGATGGGCTGACTGTGGATGGGGTAAGCACGTTTACTTCAAATATATTCATTAGCCATAATGTAACTCCATTGATCCGCCTTGAAGACACGGATACAGCATTAGATTTTGACTTACTTACTGCGGGTTCAAGCGCAACTATTAGGACGAAAAACGGCAGTTACCCATTGCTCCTTCAGACCAATGAAAATGACCGCATCAAAATCGCAGGCAACGGCGACATCAGCTTCTACGAGGACACAGGCACCACGGCAAAGTTCTTCTGGGATGCGAGTGCTGAGAGGTTGGGCATTGGGACGACAAGTCCATCAGCCTTAGTTGATATAAGTAAGTCTGGAACTGGAGACTATTCTACACTTAAACTTAGTAATACTGGAGCATCTGGTCGTAAATATGAATTAGGAGTTGGAGGCAGTGGCACAGGAAACTACGCAGGTAAGTTTTATGTTTATGATAGTACAGCGGGTCAGCCACGTTTTAGTCTAGATAGTTCTGGTAATGTTGGCATTGGGACGATTTCGCCTGACAATAGTTTGCACATTTCGTATACAGATAGCACTGCATATTCAGACGCTACCCATGATGCGGGCATTCAAATAGAAAATACGGATACCACTACAAACTCATTCTCACAGCTTCATTTCAGAACAGGCAATTCTGATAGCTATATACGCAACATTAGGGAGGGCGATAACTTAGCATCTCTTGCTTTCCTAACTGATGATGGTGGGGCTACAGGTGACGTTGGCGAAGCCATGCGCATCGACAGCTCTGGTAATGTTGGCATTGGGACGAGTTCGCCTAGTGAGTTACTTGAAGTATCTGCCAACACTGGTGCAGCAATTAAAATAACGTCAACTGATACTGGATTACTAACTGGAGAAACTATAGGCTCTATCAAATTTGAGAGTAATGATGCCAGTGGAACACCTCCACACACTTCGGGTCAAATTGATGTAATTGCAGAAGATGATTTTGGACGTGGCGCTATGGCGTTCTCAACGGGTCGTAATCTTGACTTCCAAGAAGCCATGCGCATCGACAGCTCTGGACGGGTTGGCATCGGAACGAGTTCGCCAGCAGTACCTTTGCATATAGACATGGGGACTGATAACAATGCTTTGTATATTCAGAGTTCAGATCAGTTTGCAAATATCGGTTTAATAGATGGCTCTGGCTCTGGTAAGATCATCATGGATAGTGGTGAGCTTTCATTTACAACAGGTGGTGATGCTACAACCAGTTTTTTAGGTAGCTCAGAACGCATGCGCATCGACAGCAACGGACAGGTTGGAATTGGGACGAGTTCGCCTGCTGCTCCTTTAGAGGTAGATGGTGGCTCCGATATAGCTTTCTTTACTGGAACTAATGTTAGATTAAAAATACAGAACCCAAGCACGGGTGTTTTACAGCTTAACAGTGCAGGCGCAGGTGACAGTTTATCATTTGCTACAGTAGACACAGAACGCATGCGCATCGACAGCAGCGGTAACTTGCTGGTGGGTAAGACAACGGCTGACAGTGGAGCCACTGCGGGGATTGAGACTAACGACAATGGTCGACTTAATGCAACACGCAACGGGTCTATTGCGGGGGTATTCAACCGCCTGACATCAGACGGCGACATTGTGCAGTTCCGCAAAGACGGCACCACTGTGGGGAGTATTGGGGTTAGGGCGAATGATAATCTTTATATTAACTCACCCCACAACGGGATAGAATTTACTAATACAGATTTCCGCCCTGTTGATGGTAACGGTGACAGGCTTGACGGCACTACCGATATTGGCGATGCCGATAACCGCTTCAAAGACCTCTACCTCTCTGGCGGTTTGCGTGGCGATACCACCTTTAAAAACAACGCTGGGACAACTGAATACGCTAGGTTTGACAGCAGCGGTAACTTGCTGGTGGGTAAGACGAGTGTTGGATTATCTGGGGAGGGTTCTTACTTCCAAGCAGACGGTGCCATTGTGGGTACAAGAGATCCATCCTTAACAACAGACGCTGTTTTCT